AAGGTAATCATAATCGTATCTGTTATGATTGTAAACATACTGATGATTGGCATTATGGTAATGATTATGGGATGGTAAAATAATGTGGAAATTAATTGATTGTGGAAGTTATCCTTGGTTTGTAAAAGAAACTAAAAAATATTTTTACTGTGTGTATGGTGTAACAGGAGAGCAAAAGAAAATACCAGTAAGACAAATAAAAAAAAGTATGAGAGTACTTAGAGATAAATTTTATTTAGCTTATTTAAAATCATGGCCACTAGATACTGCATCTTGTAGGCTTGACAAAATCAGTTCAAAGTTTTATATAAACCTTTGGAAAGAAAAACATAAAACAAATGTTATGAAAGAAATATTAAAACAGATGAAAGCGACAAAATGGAAAAGGAACTAATAAAATTATTATTAAAAAAAGATTTTTATAATAAAAATAAAAGAAAACTAACAAAAGAGTTTTTTACAAATGGTACGGGAGATTTGTATGAAACAATTAGACGTGCTCATGAAGACTCTGAAAAAGATTTAAGTATTAATGAAGTATCAACACTTCATATGGAGGTGTATAATCCTGCACCAACAAGAGCAAAAAAAGAAAACTTTGATGAGCTTGTACATGAGATAAAAGGATTAGAATTACCTAGTGAAAAGATAGCAAACAATATTCTTCGTTCTTTATTTAAAAGACGTATTGCACAAAACATAGCACAGTTAGCTACTAACATTTATAATGGTGATGATTTAGATTTTTCTGAAATAAAAAAACATTTAGAAACATCCTTCGATGATGATGAGGGTGATGAGTATGAATATGTTACAAACAACATTAATAACTTAATAGATAAATTAAAAGATAATACAAAATGGAAGTTTAATTTAGCACCTTTAAAAGAGGCTGTGCATGGGATTGGAGAGGGTAATCTTGTTATTGTATTTGCTAGACCAGAAGCAGGTAAGACAGCGTTTTGGGTAAATTTAGTCGCAGGAATTGACGGATTTGCCGCTCAAGGTGCAAAAGTATGTGCACTTATCAATGAAGAGCCTGCAATTAGGACACAAATGAGACTAATAAATGCTCATACAGGTCTTACAATGGATGAAATTAGAGCAGATGTAGATGAGGCTAATGTAAAATGGGCCGAAGTAAGACAAAATATTCGTATATTAGATACTGTTGATTGGTCACTTGATGATGTTGATGACTTTGTACAAAAAGAAAAACCAGATATATTAATTATAGACCAATTAGATAAGGTAGGTGTAACAGGTAATTTTGCACGGACTGATGAGAAACTTCGTGCTATTTACACAGGTGCAAGAGAAGTTGCAAAGAGAAATGATTGCTGTGTTATTGCTATATCACAAGCATCAGCAGATGGGCAAGGTAAGTTTGATTTGACATTTGATATGATGGAAGGTAGTAAGACAGGTAAAGCCGCAGAGGCAGATGTTATCATAGGTGTAGGTCACCGAGATAAAATGGATACAGATGAAAGGGTAAGAAGTTTGGCTATAAGTAAAAATAAAATAACAGGTTGGCATGGTCTAAAGAATTGTATCATCATACCAGAACTATCGAGGTATGCAGAATGATTAGAGGTATAACAAAAAGAGAAGATGGGTTTGTATTTGGCGGATATTATTCTAATAATGATGTAAGAATAAATAGAAGAGGTAAACCTCAATGGTATTCTCCTAAAGCGTGGGAAAGAGAAAGAAAGAGACATACCGATAGGCACAAAAGAATTAGAGCATGGATTACTGCACGATTAGATAGATTTAAAGTATTTAAAGGGTGCTCTCATTGTGGATATAAAGACAATCCCGCCGCATTACAATTTCATCATGTAGACCCATCAAAAAAACTACAAAATGTATCTATGATACGAAGAAGTAGTTATAGTCAATGGAAAGTAATAAAAGCAGAGATTAGAAAATGTATTGTATTATGTGCAAATTGCCATAGTATAGAAACGAAAGAAAGTTATAAAAATGATTAGTACATTTGATGTTGAAACAAGTTTTCAAATAACAGAAGAGGGTAAGTTAGACCCATCACCAAAAAATCCAGATAACTTTTTAGTATCTCTTGGTATCAATGATGAGTATGTATTTTTTAAACATAGAGATTTTAAAGGTATACCAAATAGAAAAATAATACAAGATATACTAGATAAGACTACATTACTTGTTGGTCATAATATTAAATTTGATTTGCTATGGTTATGGGAAGTAGGATTTACATATACTGGTAGAGTGTATGATACTATGATAGGAGAGTATGTAATGAACAAAGGTATTAAAAGACCTTTATCATTAAAAGCATGTTGTCAATTTAGAGGTGTTATACAAAAATCTGATTTAACAGAACAGTATATGAAAGATAAAGTATCTTTTCAGTACATACCTATTAACATTGTTGAAGAGTATGGTAGGCTAGATGTTAAGGCTACAAGGTCTTTGTTTGATGCACAGATGATACAATTTAAAAAACCACAGCATGCACATCTTGTTAAGACTTTACAAAACATGTGTCATTTTTTAGTTGTACTTACTAAGATGGAAAAGAATGGTATCTATATTGATACTGATGCCCTAGCTACTGTTGAAAGAGATTTTCAAGAAGAGTATGATAAACTTCGTGTAGAGATAGATGAGATTATTTATACTCGTATGGGAGATACAAAAATAAATCCTGCAAGTACAGAGCAATTATCATGGTTAGTGTATGGTGTAAAAGTAAAAGACAAAAAAGAATGGGCACGCATATTTAATTTAGGTGTTGACCCTACAACTAAAAGACAAAAGAGAAGACCTAAGTTTACTAATACACAACTCAAACAATTATTTGCTAGACATTTAGAGCCTGTGCAAAAAACAAAAGCACATCAATGCCATTCTTGTAAAGGTAAAGGTGTAGTTCAAAAAATAAAAGTAAATGGAGACCCTTATAAAAATTTAAGTAAGTGTGTTGATTGTCAAGCTCAAGGATTTATTTATAAAGACTTAGATGATAAGGCAGGATTTACTGCTTTTCCAGATTCTGTTATGGATGTGGCAGAGGGTGGATTTAAAACAGATAAGATTACACTTGTAAAAATGGCTAAACGAGGTGACCAATTCTTAAAAGTATTTGTTGAAAAGATTACTAGGTACAGTGCTTTAGAATCATATTTAAACACTTTTGTTGATGGTATAAAACGTCATACAACAAAGAAAGGATTTTTGTATCCTAGTTTTATGCAAACTGTAACAGCAACTGGCAGGCTCTCTAGTCGTAATCCTAACTTCCAAAATCAACCAAGAGGTAATACATTTCCTATTAGAAAAGTTATAGCTTCAAGGTTTGAGGGAGGTAGGATTATGGAGATAGACTTTGCTCAGTTAGAATTTAGAACTGCTGTGTTTCTTGCACAAGATAAACAAGGCATTGAAGATATTAAAAATGGTGTTGATGTTCATCAATACACTGCTGATATTATTGGGTGTTCAAGACAAGAAGCAAAAGCACATACATTTAAACCTTTGTATGGTGGTATGTCTGGTACAGAAAATGAAAAGAAATATTATACAGCTTTTCTAAAAAAATATCCAGATATAAAAAAATGGCATGAAAAATTACAAGACGAAGCCATACGAAGAAAAGTTATTACACTACCCACAGGAAGACAGTATGCTTTTCCAAAAGCAGAACGCATGCCTTGGGGTGGTTCTAGTTTCTCTACACAGATAAAAAATTATCCTGTGCAGGGATTTGCCACGGCTGATATTGTTCCTCTTGCTTGTATCAATATACAACAACTTCTCGAAGAGAACAATACCAAGAGCCTACTTGTCAATACAGTACACGATTCTATTGTGGCTGATGTATTCCCCGGTGAGGATGAAATTGTCGCTGAGTCCTTACGCAGTGGTTGTTTAGGGGTAGTACAGAAAATGAAGGATATGTATGGTATTGACTTCAATGTTCCTATGGATGTTGAGATAAAAGTAGGCTCTAATTGGTTAGAAACTAAAGTTTATGCTTGACAATATTGTTAGAAATGCTACTATTATAATTAAATTAACCATGGAGGTAATATGGTAAATGACTTAAAAGCATTTGAATCTCTTAGTAAAGAGGAGATAATGCGAATGACTGGGCAGGATGATGGCTCTGTAATTAGTACAGGAACTCTGTCTCGGTTAACAATAAACAGGTCTGCAGAGGATGATGATGGAAATCAATTATCCGCAGGTGTTTATACTGTATATGATTCTGGAATAGAATCTAAAGTATATAGTATTAAAGATAAACCTATTCAGTTTAGACCTTTTATAAATGCCTATCAATACATGGAATATGACTCTGATAATAATCAGTACTCATGTTCTTCTGTTATATTTAAATCATGGAAGGAGGAACCTATTGATACTAATGGGGGAGTCAGATGTGGTAAAGTAATAGGCAAAGATAAAGAACAACTTACACAAGGTGAAATAGATGCTCAACGTAATATTAAATGTTATCGTTTAGTATATGGTTTAGTATCAATGGATGCTACAACAGCTACAGGAGATTCAACTCATGTTGATTCAATGCCTGTATTATTTCGTGTAACAGGTTCTAATTTTACACCAATAGGTGAGGCACTAAAAAGTCTCAAAGGTAGAGATAGCTTAATGCAAAATCACTTATTAAACTTAACAACGAAACGTAAAAAGGCAGGTAGTAATGTGTACTACGTCTCTAACGTTTCAGTAGATAGTAAGGAAGTTGAATTTACTAAGAAAGACCTAGAACATATGGATATGTTTAGTGCTTTAATAGAAGAAGAAAACTCTCGAGTATCTGAAAAATATCAAAAAGCACATAGCAATAAGGAACAAGATGCGGCATCTGCCAAGGTTATAAACCAAATGGCTGATGACCCCGAAATGGTGTTAGCCTCATAGTGTCTACTATTCTTAACAGAGTGCAATTATTTTTAACGGAGGCCAATAAGGCCTCTGTTCCTATTTCTAGCACTATAATAAATGAATTTGGAGAGGCATGTAAAGCCGCATTTAAAAAACAATTTACTGAGGAGAGAGAAACAAAATTTAAACCACGCATGAGTAGTATTGGAAAGCCTCTATGCCAATTACAAATGGAAAAAAGTGGTGCAGTAGCAGAGACACCTTCATATCAATCTAAAATGAAATTTATATTTGGAGATTTAGTAGAGGCACTAGCAGTAGCTATATTAAAATCATCTGGTATAAAAATAGATGACTTTCAAAAGAAAGTATCTCATACATTTGATAAAGATAAAATTAATGGTACATATGATGCTAAAATATTAGGTAAAGTTTGGGATATAAAAAGTGCATCCCCTTATTCATTTAAATACAAATTTTCAGAAGGCTTTGATGCTATATTAAAAGATGATATATTTGGGTATGTATCACAAGGTTATTTATACTCAGAAGCAGAGGGAGTTGATTTTGGGGGATGGATTGCTATTGATAAATCATCTGGAGAATGGGCTGTAGTTGAGACCCCTATTAATGATGCAAAACATGCAAAAGAAGCCTTAGAAAAAGCAAAAAGTAATCTTAAAGCATTGAATAATGATGAGCCATTTAAAAGACAATTTGAAGATATACAAGAAACTTTTAATGGTAAACCTACAGGTAATAAAATTCTTGGTAAAGAATGTTCTTTTTGTTCATACAAAAAAACATGTTGGGAAAATCTTCAGCATTTGCCACAACAACAATCAAAGGCTATAAGCCCAAAGTATCTTTGGTATACAGAGATAACTAATCCAAAAGAGGAACATGTCGACAGTTAGAAGTAGAAAAGCTAAAGGTAGAAGATTACAAAACTGGGTAAGAGATACATTATTATCTATATTTACTTCATTAGATGATAATGATATAAGCTGTGCTATTATGGGGGAAACAGGGGAGGATATTAAGTTATCCAACCCTGCTAAAAAATTAATACCTTATTCTTTTGAATGTAAAAACAAAGAAACATTTAAAGGTATATATGATATTGTTGCTCAAGCACAAAGCAATTCAAAGGCAACGGATGTGCCAGTTGCTATAATTAAAATGAATAAGTTTCAGCCACTTGCTATCGTTGATGCTACACATTTTTTAAAACTGATAGGAAAACAAAATGGCTAAAGAAAATGGTATTGATACACAAAATAGTATTACAATATCTATATATCCTTCTGATGATGGATTTGG